AACCAGATAAGAAGGACGTTACTAGCGAAGGAGAAAGAATACAAATTAACATAGGCATCGAGCCGGACGAAGATAATGAGGAGTAAATTATTAGAAGAAAATAGAAGAAAGAGAAAGGAGTTTAGAACTAAGGTTAGTGTTATGCCTTTCGAGATTAGGTACACTACTTCGTGTAGATACGTAGGTGCTAAATTTAGAAGGACTCGTACTTATGGTGAAGAATGATATAAACTTAACTAAGAAACAAGCATTAGCGTTTAAATACCTAACCGATAAAGAGACGGTAGAAATACTTTACGGAGGTGCAGCCGGAGGAGGTAAATCCTTCTTCGGTGTTCTCTGGATTATAAGTAACTGTTTTAACTATCCCGGTTCTCGTTGGCTTATGGGTAGAGCTAAACTAGACGCTCTTAAAAAGACTACTCTTAACTCCTTTTTCGATGTAGCTTCTCTATTAGGGATAGCTAAAGAATATAATTATAACGCTAACGAAAAAACGATTACGTTTAAAAACGGTTCTCAGGTTATATTAAAAGATTTATTTCACTATCCTAGTGACCCTAACTTCGACTCTTTAGGTTCGTTAGAAATTACCGGCGCGTTTATTGATGAGTGTAATCAGGTAGTAGAGAAGGCTAAAAACGTAGTAATGTCTAGGATACGTTATAAGCTAACCGACTTCGATTTAACTCCTAAGTTATTTATGACTTGTAACCCTGCGAAAGGTTGGGTTTATGAGACGTTCTTTAAACCAGATAGAGAGAATAGATTACCTAGTCATAGGAAGTTTATACAAGCGTTATTAACGGATAATAAACACCTTCATAAGTCTTACGCTGAATCATTATCTAAACTAGACGAAGCGAGTAAACAGAGACTTTTATACGGTAACTGGGATTACTCTGACGACTTAGCTAAACTATTCGCTTATGAGGATATCTTAGATATGTTTACTAACGAGTTCGTAGAAGAGGGAGAAAAGTACATTACTTGCGATGTCGCTAGATACGGTAAGGATAAAACTATTATAGCTCTATGGAACGGATGGAGGTTAGAAAAATCTATTACCTTAGAATCTTCCGGTATAGACGTAACTGCTAACGTAGTACGTAAACTAGCTAGCGAGAATTATATTCCTATGTCGAGAGTTATAGCCGATGAAGATGGAGTAGGAGGAGGAGTAGTAGATATTCTACGCTGTAAAGGATTCGTAAATAACTCTACACCTTTAAAAATAGAAGGAGTTAAAGAAAACTTCTCTAACCTTAAAAGCCAATGTTATTTCAAGTTATCCGATAAAGTAAGAGATAAAGAAATCTATATTAAAGACCACTCTTTAAAGAAAGAACTAGCCGAAGAGTTAGATATGGTTAGGCAGAAGGATTTCGATAAGGACGGTAAGAAAGCCGTAGAAGGGAAAGAGAATATTAAGATATTACTAGGTCGTTCTCCTGATGTCGCAGATACGATAATGATGAGGTCTTACTTCGATTTAACCGGTACTAAGTCTTGGATTGACGAACTTTACTAAAAATTAATCACGCTGAAAATAAGTGAGTTAGAAATTAATTCCCTTTTTTACTGTTAAAAATTAGAAAGTTATTAACTAAAAGCTGTATATTTGAAACACAAAACAAAACGAATATTATGACACGAATAAATGTAGCAGTAAAACCTATAGAGCTTAACGATAAAATGTTAATGGCTGAACATAGAGAAATTAAGCGTATTCCTAATTGTATCAAAAAAGGTCGTTATAGTCTTAAAGGTATTCCTGATAAGTTTACTTTAGGTACTGGACACGTTAAGTTTTTTTATAATAAATTAGAGTACTTACACGATAGATATATAGACCTTTATAACGAATGTATTAGACGTGGTTTTAATGTGACTAACTACGAAGAAGCTTTTAATGATTTACCTAATGAACTTTATAACTGGTACGTCGAAACCAATAGAGATAGAGCTATAATTTTAGAACGTATTAACGAACGATTAATTCGTAGGGAAAAATAAAAGATTATTAGAGAGGTTTAATTAGCCTCTCTTTTTTATTAAGTCTGATTAGTAAAACAGTAAAATCCGGTTAAAAAACTATACAAACTAAATCTCTTAAGTAACTTGTAAAAACCTTATCAAACTACCCTTATCTTATAATCTAAGTACTTAATTATTAGACGGTTTAATCCTTTCGAACCCTTAGAAACCCTTTCTAACCCTTTAAAAGCCTTTCGAAGTCTATCGGAACGGTTCGGAAAATTAAAACTTAATACAAGTTAAAGCTTAATATAATTTAATCTAAGTTAAGTAGTAACGCGCGAGAAACTACCTTACGAACTACAATTTCTATTTTAAAAGATTTAAGACGTTTTCTAAGACTTAGTTAATAGATAACACTATTTCAAGTTTAAAGTTAACGAGAGGGTCTAAAAAGTACCTTAAAAAGGATTTATTTAATTAGGAATAAGTCAAGAAGTTTAATATCTTTAATACGTGAATATAAACGAGACTATACTAAAGACCGAGTATAAGGCTACTACAGAGCAGTTAGTAAGCGTTGTAGAGTGGTATATCCGAGAGAAGAAAGGAGTGGATGTCAAGATAGATATGTACTCCGATTCGATTATAGGTAGAGGTAGAATAAACCCGGTACTATTTAGAGTCTACGTTAATAAGCTATTTAGAGCTTACGTTAAAGCATTAGAGTACTATAAAAACGATTATAAAAGTGATATCGATTAAAGAACACGGATTACCTGAGACGGATAGAACGTACTTAGTATTATCTCCTCATTATGAGCCTAAGCCATTCGAAGCTTACCTAGATGATAACGGAGATTGGTGGGACGCAAGATTACCTAAGAGTGGTTTAGCATTTATATTTTACGAGGTTTTAGAATACGAACCTATAGACATTATAGAGGAATGGGATGAAGAGCGTATGGATATAATCGGAAGAAACGGAAACGAAGGATTACACTATGATTAAAGGGCATTTATACAGAGGGGAAGAACGAATAGATTTTAGTATCCCTGAACAATGGAATGAGATTACTTTAGAAGCCTTCGAAAGGATTAAAGACGATAGCGATGAGTTAGAGATATTCAGCGTGTTATCTAACTTAGATTTAGAGTTAGTTAAATCTTGTAAAGCTGGAGAGGTTAGTTACATCGTTGAACAACTATCTAGTTTATTCGATTATGAGGCGTTAAGTGATCTTAAAGGTGTTATAGAAGAGGTTGAGTTAAACGGAAGGACTTATACGATTACTACAGAGCTTTTAGGAATGAAAGCAGGGCAATGGTGGGACGTTAAGAAAGTAGAACAGATGTACCAAGATAAGCCGGTAGAAGGGATTAGACATATCTTATCTATCCTTATGTTAGAAAAGGATAACGAATACGACTATTCGAACGTTAAACAAACTTATGAGGACTTAGCTAAGTTAGACGTAGAGACAGCTTTTAAACTTCGTAGTTTTTTTTTGAGCAGTCAGGTCTTATATTTACTAGATTCTCAGCGCTCTTCGATAAAGAATACGACGCTAAAGAACTTAAAGCAGGTTATGATACGCTTAGTCGTAAATATGGTAGTTTACTTACCGTCTACGGTTTGGCGCAGGATAAAGCGATTATTAGCGCCATATTTGGAGAGAAAGAGAAGATAACAGATTACAGCGTAGGAGAGGTGTTTACTTACCTTATGCTTAAGCAAGATAAAAACGAATGTGACATAAAATATAACAAGTAATGAACTTAAATACAGTACAGAATATCTTTAAAGACTTAGCTACTAAACATAAAGCTATTAAGACTTTTTACACAGGGTTAGCTTCAGAGTTCAATCCTGACTTCGAGTTAACTTATCCGGCTTTAGTAGTAGACCCAGTTAGTATAACTAAGTCAGCTAGAGAAGGATTCTTTGTTAACAATTGGAATATAGTTTTAGAGGTTATAGATATCCTATCTGAAGAGCGAACTATGGACGAGGTTAATACTACTTTAGATTCTACTCAGAGGATATTAGACCAAGTTATAAGCCGTTTTATTACGGACTTTAACGATACTATTTTAACCTACGATAACGAGAGCGAGAGAGCGGATTGGACTATCCAAGATAACTTTACTGTCTTACCTTTAATAGACGACGAGGATAAGAATCATACTGGATGGCAAGTATCATTTACAATAACCGAGCAAGTACGTTTTAGCACTTGTTGTAACGACGACGTATTCGATGCCTAGACCTTTCTCACAAACTACTTTAAAGCTTAAGATAGCAGCTAATGATATGATAGACGATATTATAGATGATCTTAATAAGGGCGATAAGAACGCTTCTATGCAGTTAGCTAAGTCTTTAAAGTCTCAAGTATCTGAATCTAATACTTTAGTATCTGTAAGGTTTAAAGCTAAGAGTTATTGGAAGTTTGTAGATAAAGGACGTAAACCGGGAACAAGACCTCCTATTGGACCTTTACAAAGATGGGCGAGAGTTAAGTTAGGAGCAAGTGAAGAAGACTCTAAGAGAATGGCTTTTGCTATTGCTAAGAATATAGAAAAGAATGGAATTAAGCCTACTAACATATTTACGAATAACATTAATAAGTTTAAAAAGAAAA